GCAGCATCCTCGAAACCGTCCTCGGTCTCGTCCAATAGCGGAGGTAGCTCCCCTAGTCCTGAATAGTCTATTACCGGTAATTCAAACCCAAAGAACAACGCTAACGTTCTGGCCACATCTGCGAGCAATTTAACAAAAGCCTGTAGATAAGGTAAAATCTCCATCAGTAAAGGAATTATCATGTTCCCTAGTTCTCTCTTGAACAATCGCAACTGTTGATTTAGAATCCTCATAGCATTGGCCGGAGTATGAATCTCCCTTGCGAAGTTCCCTAGAATACCCTGCCTTTTTGCAGTTTCCATTAGCTGTAGATAGCGTATTTGGGATTTTTCATATTGGGTCATGGTTTCGACATTTGCTTCTATCCCATGTCTAAGAGCGGCTAATTTCAAAGTAGCTTCCGACATATCGAATCCCCATTCCCTCATGGGTCGAGGTTGACCAGCCAGGGCGCTTTGTAGTTTCTGCATAGCCACTTCATAATTAACATTAAAAACAGTAGCCAGATCATAACCTAACTGTGTTAGATTCTTAGACATAACCGTTGCCTTGTCTGCCGCTATACCGAAACCAGTAGCCATGTTCTGAAATACGGCTTGGAACCTAATCCATTCGGAAGGATCTATCCCGAAAGCATCATATACTTTATTTGCGAACGCTAACGCTTCGTCGCTCGCACCCCGCATTGTTATTCTAAACAGATTCAGATTTTCCACATATTTGTTACTTTCAACAACCCAATCTGCCATTCGATTAGCAACTCTACGCAATGCAAAATAGAGGACTCCTAATTTTACTTTCAACTGGCTTATCCCCGTACCCATTACACCAAAAGACTTACCTGTCCTCTTATTAGATGTAGATAATCTCTCGTTCTGTGTAATAAGCCTTTGAATCCGGGAAGGAAATGCACTAAATCCGGCGGCAACTTTATTCATTTCATCAGCCAAAGGCTTCAACGCCGAAACAACCCTATTTATCTGAGTAGCAAACGCATCCATATCAATAGCGGCTAATTGCTTAGTAACCTCCGGCAACTTCTTTAATGAATTCAGAGTGGAGTTAAGGTTTGACTTACCTATAGACTCCAACGGTTTCAACGCCGAAACGAGCTGAGATATTTTGGCGGAGGGGTTCTGCATCGTATTCAAAGCTTCATTTAACTTCTTAAGCTGATTAATAACAGCAGTAAGTCCTACTCCTCCTCTGGATGCAGCTTTAAGCCGACCGAGAGATGCTGTCAACGCATCTAAGCCGTTCACCGCTTGCTGTGAGTCTTGCGTTATTTCTATTTGTAAACTATCAATCGTGGTGGACATCTGCGCTCACTTCCTCTCGTTCAACATTATCTGGTACATCCAATTGCGACGACCATGCCATAAATACCGCCATTGCTTTTTTCCGGTTTTCTTTTTCCATAGATTCCTTATGCTCTTTGATTTCTTTAGCTGAGATGGCATAAGGCTTGTCTGGATAGGGTTGTGGCTTTGTCCCACTCTTTGCAAAAGCGTGGAGTAATGGGGAAACACAACATAACGCTTCGTAGATATACATTCCTTGAAGCCATAATTCTTGATTCTTTCGAGCATTTTTCAACTCATTGGCTTTACGGTAATAAACAACCAATTCACAATCGTCATTCCAATACTGGTCGTAGGTCATGCCTATGGACAGATAAAATGGAAATTGATTGTAAAATTGCTCGGTATAACTAGGGAGGGTGGCTGGGTTTACCAGCTCGCCCCCCAGGTCACGTTTCCCTCATCTTCGTCGGGTTCATCCATAAGAGCCAGGATAGGTTCGTTATACATTTCAGCTAACTTACCAATCAACTCTTGCTTGTTGGTAATTTTGTCGAAAATCTTGTCAATTACCTCACGCTTTACATAGCGATGATGAGCAAGGAATGCTCCTGCAAACAATGTCGGCAGAGTGGATACCGGTTTTTCCACAATCTCGCTTGCAATGAAACCCTGTTTTTCCATCGTTTCTATGGACTTTCTTGTAAACTCAAGAACATATTCCTTACCTTCGAACTCAAAGGTAATCTGTTTAGCCATCGTTTAATCCCTCCATTATGGCCACTACCACAGCATTTGATAATACAACACCCGTTGCACCACCCGCCGAAGTGACTTGTACTTTAATATATTTTCCCACATCACCCTCCACTGGTGTATAGGTTGGTGAATTAGCTTCCTGTATGTTAGAATAGGTGCCATCCTCAGTCTCAGAAATTTTCCACTGATACGTTAGTATTGGAGTTTCAGCAGGTATACCGGAATATTCTACGTCTAACGGTGAACTCTCCACGCTATCTGTCAAATCACCTAGTGTTACAGTAGTTAAGTTAGGTCTTACTGTAGGTTTAGTAGATGGAGCTATTGCTATTTTCATTTCAGTTACCGCATTTACCCCTGCACCTACTACATATGCTGTATGTTTTCCCTTCCAGTAGAAAGCACCTTCCGAACCATTTGAACCGAATTCCAAGATATAAAACAAATCAATGTTGTTATCCTCTGCCACTTTGTTGTAATCAGTCTTAGTATAATTCGCTGTAAACTCCAATGCTCCCAATGATTGTATGCCTTTTATATAAGTCTGTGAGTCATCGTTAAAAGTAGTGGTTTCTAACATCTCCGGTGCTCCACCGAGGTCTGGAAAACCTTTAATGTCGATTTCTTTTGTAGCCGCAGCCATTGTTGCTCCCCATTTCAGGGTTACGCCGTAAGTACTAATTGCCATATTATATCACCCCTTAGTCTTCTGATAATTCAGGTTTGGTGGAAGGTGCGATACCAATTTTCATTTCACTAACGGCATTTACACCGGCTCCCGTAACCCAAACATCATGCTCGCCCTGCCATTCAAAAATACCTTCTGAACCGGCTGTTCCGAATTCAAGGGCATAATACAGTTTCTTATTTGCGTCTGCCTTTACTGCTTCGTAATCATCTTTGGTATAATTTGCGGTGAACTCCATAGCGCTTAAACTCTGAATCCCGAGAATAAAGGTCTGAGCAGCATCAGAAAGAGTAGTGGTTTCTAACATCTCAGGTGCTCCACCGAGGTCTGGAAAATCTTTAATGTCGATTTTTTTAGTGAGTGATTCCGAACTAGCACCCCATTTTAGAGTGACTCCATATGTGCTAATGGCCATAAATATTACCTCCTATAAATTGTTTTGTTGGTCGATACGACCGCCTTATATCTGCCGACCATTCTATAAATGGTGGCATCGTCTAAATTTGGAATAGGTTCTTTTGTTGTTCTTGTGAACCCCAACTTTTGAAACTCAGTATCAATGAGGGAAAATATAGCTTTACATTCACTCTTCTTACCGGTCTGTTTGTTAGAATACACGTTTACTTCGTACATCAGAGAAGCATGATTTTCCAAACTTCCGCTATCTTGCGTTCTTTCAAGGGCGCTGTTGCTTTTTTCCTCAATCATTACAGCCGGGAAAACCGCCGGGGATTTAACGTATTCACCGTAAACCGATATAGGGTCATATGCAGATCTCAACACTGTTGCTATTGTGCTAAATACTTCATTCTCAATATCTATCAACGATTGAATACCTCCCTCGCAATTATTTTGCATTCGTTTTCGAGTTGCTTCGCTGTGTTATACATGAACGGTCTACTCGGCATACCTTTCGTCCATTGCATACGCCCTGTGTTATCGTTGAAGTACCACCAACCGCTTTCACCATGGGCGTTCACATCATATTGCCATCCTGCGGGGGCGGGGTGGGGGGAACCTGAGCCTACAATCCCTGTCCCGAATTCAACGTAAACTGCATATGGCGCACCCGCCTTGATGATGCCAACCCCTGTCGATGGGCTAAAATAACCGCTAATGCTCGATTCAAGTTCCCCGGTATACCATGCGCCAAGTTGTCGTACTTGTACTTTTGCAATCTCAACTCCATAATCGGTAAGAGCTTCAATCAACATGGACATTTTGTTGCTCAATTCTGCTTTGTACTTTTCGATTTCTCTTATCGCACGGTTGATTTCTTTGACAGATAGACCAAACGATATTTTACGCACTAACACTCACCTTGCTCACAGCAATTGATACGCTATTCAGACTCTTAGCAACCTTCTTGACAATATAATCATGGGGTTTCTCAGTATCAAGCGAATCAATCCATAAGATGCTTGTTTCAGTAATTGGTACGTTCAAGTCATCTGTCATTAAAACCTTGTCATACTTCTCGGTATCACCGAACTGCCTTGTGGAATACTCACCTCTTGCAGCAGACACATTGATCTTAAGTAAAGTGGGGGGAGTGTAAAGTATTTCATATTCGCCTGTCTGATTGCCGTATTCATCTATAACTGG